GCAGCGGAGTTGCACTGCCTTTCTGGTCCCCGAGGGGACCGGAAATTACTCCGCTTGGGATTTGATCCCTGAACCCAGCCTTATGAGGCTGGGACCCATCGGCGAGTTAATGCAACTGCGCCGAACAGTGCAGAACGCTCAAGCTTTGAGGCATCCCTATCAAAGACTTTCGAAGGATCGAAAGCCTTAAGATCGTGGAGACTTTTAGCGAGAGCAGAGTATCCGTCTATCATGTCACTGCGATAGACTGGCCTAGGAGTCAACGCTTTTACTTCAAAACGTTGATATCTCGGGTTCCATCTTTCGACAGACCGATATCCTAGAAAGGATACTCTTCCAAGTCCTTCACTATTATTTCCAACATAGGGCAGCTGTCCTATGATTCTTTCAAGTTGGTTAAACATGAAAGTGGCCGTTTGCCAGTATCCCTTCATATAGAAGGCATTGGCAGAGGCGACCCAGGAAATAATCTCAGAAGCTTGGTGCTTGTTCTCAGGACATTTCTTACGGAGGTATACGGGTGTTACTTCGTATCCTCTATAAGCGTCAACTCCACATGACTCTCGAAAGTTTCCACTGACGAAAGTTTTATTGGAGTTTACCTTACAATTGTACTTTTGTAGGTAAGCGAGAACAATAGTCGCCTGGTCTGTGGGGACGATTAAATCGTCACCATAGACGTAGATCTTTTGACAAACCTTCGAAAGGTTGGCAAAAGATACTGAGAGGTGCTGTCCTTCCAATAGGGCCATTACACAAATAGTGTAAAAGTACATGGCTTCTATCGGAAAACAGAGAGCACTACCCATCGATGCAAACTTCTTTAATGGACCAATTACGGTACCATTAGGAAGCCTTGCATGCGTCGTGCGACACGCGATGATTGCATCCTGAAGATCAGGATTTGAATCAAACATGTGCATAGCGAGCTCGAGTGGTACTCGATCACTCGCGTCTGAGAGATCAACGGTAGCAAAGCTACCACTCTCCGACGACTCCATCGCCAGCATCTGATTGATAGACTGATCAGTGAAATTCACTTGACCGCCAACCAGCTCAGATGATTCGAGCTTCCGATAAAGGAAGTCGCGAATAGCCTGCTGTACATATTGCATGCAAGCAGGCTCAATAGCAATGATACGAGGGCTCTTCATTGTTTTAGGAACAGTAATTACCCGGACGGGTAATTCTTGCTCCACCGGTATGAACGTTACTAATTCGAACTCCTTAGAATCGTAAGCACCTATTGGATAGGCGTTTCCGAGGAAAGGAAAGTATGGTTCGAGACGTTCATGCCAAGTTAACCACCTATATTTCTGATTTCCAGAAATTCTATCGGCGGTAGCCCCAGGTCCATGCCGTGGGTGTAATTTATCCAAGCTATTACTAGCCAGAAGATTACCCCAAAGCATTGAAGAAATAAGGGTGAAACCCTGTACATCTTCAGGACTCGGGTTAAAACATTGAAAATCGCGCTCAATTGAAGAGAAGTTGCGGAGCGCCTGTGTAACCCTTTTCGGGGCACAAGTGTCCTCAATCTTCTTGAAGGTAAGGCAGAGTTGCCGAACCGACTCGATGATTGTAGGAATGTCACTCCAGTTTTTGCAATTCTTTTCTTCATAAATCCTCCCAGTCTCATAGTTAAATACCTGACCGACCATACCCCGCAACAGTGCGGGGATTTGTCCATACTTCTTGAAACTCTTGAAGCATGACGGGTCAACAAAACCTAACTCGAGAGATTTTTCGAAATCCCGAGCGAAGTTAGGAAGGGTGATGGTTAAAAACTCATCACCTTCGTATTTAACCCGCGACATGATAGTTTCCAAGTCGCGTAAATCAGAGACATCAGCGATGCATTTGCTACATGCGTCTTGATAGACGACTCGTAGCATCTCTTCTTGGTTACTTACGTTGCTTTTCATAGTTCCTTTCTATATAGAGAGGTAGCTATCAAACCACGTGAGTTTTCTAGAGGACTTTGTCGGACACCACATAAAAGAGGTGTGAATTCCGATTTAATCCGTACCTTCTTAAGGCACAGAACAAAGTCCCCGCTTTCCCTCCCTTATTGAAGGAGGCATTACAAATCAACCTCAGCTCTATAGAGTGTGGCTTATTGGCATTCTAGGAGTTTAAGACTCCCTGCCATATAGCTTATCGCTCGTAGCTGTAGCTAACCAGGCACGAAAGCCTGTTAGCAATTGGTCCTGCTGTGCAGCGGTAAACCCCGCAAAGGGTCTATCGATTACCAGCGTGAGTGCTAAGTTCTCCCAATCGTTGACAGCAGTCAACGGATCGGGCACAATAGCACGTTGCTCAAAGCGCGCAACAGACCGGATTCTTCCGGCCTTTGTGTTGACGTGTTCAATCGTTAGATTGAACGTGCCATCGGACATCTCATAGGTGGATTTCTGTCCAACTAGAGAAGTACGCGGCAGTACTTTGGCAACCGCATTAACGGTGATTGTAATGGGTTCAGAAAACATAGTGGTTAACCTCAAAAAGAAAATTGAGAAGTAAACCCTGTGGAACTGCAAAAGGTTTCTCAAGCCTAAACAGTCTGAATCACAGAGCGATAATACTCATTGGCCTTTTCGGCTTAAGCCGAGGGCCACGAGTATGGCATACTGCTTGGCGGATAAACCACCACCAGGCAGGGTCCATCCGAACGGATTATTAGCTTCTTCGCGTTGCTTCAAGGAAACTGAATTCTTCCAAGAAGCAAGTTGAAGTCCATTAACCCAGTTAATGGCTACGGTATGAGTAGTAATCGTTTCCGATTTCTTCATAACGTAGAAGTACTTGGCACAGACACCATCGTAGG